TGGGGAAGGTGCTGCAAGAGCTGTGGCTAAGGTTGTTAATGACAGCGCAGCAAGATCAAATCCATATCTATCTCGCGCAGCCGTAAAGTAGGAAACAATGACTGCATGGTCGCCCGATTGGAAACTTACAGTTGCAGGTGTTGATTACACAGACATTGCAATAAGCGACATCCAGCATGAGGCTGGTCGCACAGATATTTATCAGCAACCTAATCCATCTTATTTGCAAATTACATTTGTGGCTTTATCTGGTCAAACATTGCCATTTAATATTAACGACAGTCTAAGTCTGCAAGTCAAGGACACATCAGCTGCTTATGTCAATATCTTTGGTGGCGACATAACTGATATTACAGTCAGCGTTGGCGCAACTGGATCAATTGCAACTGTTATCCAATACACAATTCTTGCAATGGGATCACTTGTTAAATTAGCAAAAGAAATTTGGTCAGACAATATTCCGCAAGATGAGGATGGCAACCAAATCTTTGACATACTTGCAAGCGTATTGCTTGGCACTTGGAACGATGTGCCGGCAGCTGAAACATGGGCAGGATATGACCCAACAGAAACATGGGCGCAAGCTGTAAATCTAGGACTTGGCGAAATAGATCAGCCGGGTCTTTACACAATGCAACACCAACCTGACACAACAGATACAATTTACAATGTCGTTTCAGATATTGCTAACTCAGCATTTGGTTATATTTACGAGGACAATCAAGGCAACATTGGTTATGCAGATGCAGACCATAGACAGACTTACTTAACAGCCAACGGGTATGTTGATTTAGATGCTAATCATGCGCTAGGTCAAGGGCTATCTACAATTATGCGCTCAGGTGATGTGCGAAATGATATTTATATAAATTATGGAAACAATTACAATTCACAAAAAACAGCAACATCAGCTGCATCAATAGCCTTATATGGCTACAAAGCAGAAACTATTAACTCAAGAATTCATTCAGCTGTTGATGCTCAAGAAGTTGCAGATAGATACATTGCTCAACGCGCATTCCCATTGCCAGCATTTCAAAGCATTACATTTCCTCTAACAAGCCCAGAGATAGACAATGCAGACCGCGATCATTTGTTAGGCGTGTTTATTGGGCAACCGCTCAACTTGCAAAACCTACCGACACAAATATCAGACGGGGAGTTTGAGGGTTATGTTGAGGGTTGGTCATGGAGCACTAGGTTTAACGAATTATTCCTGACAATCAACTTGTCGCCTGTGGCTTATAGCCAAGTGGCGATGCGTTGGAATACCACACCAATAACTGAAACATGGCAAACAATAGATCCAACATTGACATGGGAATACGCTACAATCGTAGCCTGAGATAAAGGATAATATGGCAACCACTACCAATTATGGCTGGACAACACCAGACGACACCGCTCTGGTCAAAGATGGCGCAGCTGCTATTCGCACGCTCGGATCATCTGTTGATACAACAACAAAAGCATTAAACCCATCAACAACTCTTGGCGATATTGAATATCGTTCATCAACAGCAAATACAAACACAAGACTTGGAATCGGTTCAACTGGGAATGTTTTAACTGTTGCTGGTGGAGTTCCAAGTTGGGCTGCACCTTCAAGCGGTGCTTTGACTTTAATTGGAACTACTAATTTTAGTGGAGTAGCCAGTCAATCTGTTAATGATGTTTTTAGTTCAACTTATGATAATTACATAATTTATATTAGTGATTTAATTGCAAGCGCTGGCACACCAAGTGTGTATGTAAGATTAAGAGTTTCAGCTGCAGATAATACTACTACAAATTATGCGCTCAATTATATTGTAAGGTCAAACTCATCACTTACAAGCGGTCAAAGTTTAAGTGGTGATGCTTGGGATTTTGGCAGTATAAGTGCTACCCAGAGATCTTTCCGCGAACTTAAGTTATCAAGTGTTAATAAAGCACAAACAACTGCCATGCAAACAGTTTCAGCAGATAACTATTCAAATACAACCGCATTAGGTTTTGCTATGGCAGCTGGCGCACACGCTGTTTCAACTGCATTTACAGGACTAACACTTTATCCAAGTTCAGGTAATATAACCGGCGCAATTTCAGTATATGGAGTAAGCAAATAATGGTTAAATCTAAAGACGAACAAATTTTTATTGGTAACGATAATGAAGTTATTGAATTAACTGGGGCAGACAAAGAAGCGTTTATTGCCGACCGAGAAGCACTTGCAAATAAAGTTGCTATTGAATTAGCAGAAGTTGAAGCCAAAGCAGCCCAACGCCAAGCAATTGCAGATCGTCTTGGTTTAACTGCCGATGAACTTAAATTGTTACTTGGCTAATGAAGGCTTGGTTATCTAAAGCTGCTGTTCAAATGCGTGAGCAAATTGATGACAGTTTTGCGGATAGATCACGCAAGTCGGATGGTTGGATCGGAAACGAAAAGCACCAAAACACTAAGAGCGATCACAACCCGTTGCCTAAAACTGCTGAAGTTTGTGCTATCGATGTCGATGCCAAGTTATGCGATCAGCCTGAGATGAGCATTTACCTAGCAGAGCAAATTAGAGTTGCTGCAAAAACCGATAAGCGAATTAGTTACATAATTCATGTTGGCAAGATTGCATCGCCATTGTTTGGTTGGAAGTGGCGCAAATATAGAGGCATAAATTCCCATCACCGACATATCCATATTTCATTCAAACCAAATCAATCAGGCGAGTTTTTTAATATCCCACTACTAGGAGGCAAATAATGAAACTAAGCAACAAACACAAAGCAGCAATTAAGTCATATCTAAGAGCTGTTGCAGCTTCCGGTATTACTGTCCTGTTAGCAATCGCAGCCGATATTCGACCAGAGTATGCAATTCTGCTTGGTTCAATAGTTGCACCTCTTGCTAAAGCAATTGATCCAAGTTCAGGCAAAGAAGCTGATTATGGACTTAATGCGAAATGACAGCGAACGAATGGGTTGGTATAGCCGTTGGCGTATGCGCCATCTCAACAAGTTTATTAGTGGGTCTGCGCTGGGTTATTAAGTCTTACCTGCAAGAACTCAAGCCTAATGGTGGCTCAAGCATGAAGGATCAATTGAACAGATTAGAAGCGCGTGTTGATGATCTGTTTATCTTAATTAGTAAGCGATAATTTATTTTATGGCGAACACACGAAAACCTATCAAACGCAAAAAGATCAATCGTCGCGTAGTTCGCCAAACCCGTGAAACGACCAAATTAGATACTCACTTCATTGCATTGCATGAAGCATTTATAGCTGCAAGGCGTGCTGGGTTCAGTAAAGAAATGGCATTTTGGATTATGCAAGAGCCAAACGCTTTACCTGATTGGATCGCTAACACCAAATCTGATGCGATAATTCCACGCATCGATCCTGACGATGAGGATGACGATTAAGCCAAACCGCAGGTATCTGGTCGTGCCAGATTTGCAAATTCCGTTGCATCATGTAGCAGCTGTAAAAAACTTGATTAAGATGACAAAGCATGAGAAGTTTGATTTTGTATTAAATTGTGGTGATGAAATGGATATGGGCTCACAGAGCCGTTGGGCTAAAGGCACAAAGTTAGAATTTGCAGAAACACTAGATGAGGAAAGATCACTAGCTCAGGACATACTTTACGACTTAGGCACGACAGACATCATTCGAAGCAATCACACCGACCGCCTATATACCACATTGCTTAAAGGCGCACCATCGCTGATTGGGCTGCCTGAATTGGCTTATGACAAATTCATGGATTTTGCAAGTCTAGGCATCAAATACCATCGCAAGGCGTATGAGTTTGAAAAAGGCTTTTACTTAGCACATGGCGATGAAGGCAACATGTCTAAGCACGCAGGTATAACTGCCCTTAATTTGGCTAAGAAGTGGGCTGGAAGCGTTGTTTGTGGGCATTCCCATAGGCAGGGTGCTGTAAGGCATACAACTGGCTTAAACGGGCGTTATTCAACGATTTGGGGCATTGAGGCAGGACACTTAATGGACATGCGACAGGCTGGATATCTTAAGTATAATTCTGCTGATTGGAACATGGGATTTACTGTCCTTAGTTTTGGCAATAAAGGGCATCAAGTAGAGCTGATACCAGTCAATCATGATGGCAGTTTTACATACAACCGAAGGACTTATGGGGCTTGAAACCGACTATCGGGATCGTTCGATTGATGATCATATCGATGAATTTGAGGATATTGGCGTTATCTAATCGTTATACAACACGCCGAAAGTAGATAACAGAAGGTCATTGCTTTAGGTCATACTTTATGTATGCACAGATCGCCTGTGTATATGTAGGGAGCGACATGATAGAAACAACAACACCTTGGATATGGCTATATTGCATGTTGGGGATAGTCATAGGTTATGGCATGTACCTAACAATCAAAGATAATGCATTTGATCGAGGTTATTGGTCTGGTAGATCGGCTGGTTGGCGAGCAGCTAACGAGCATTATGAAAAAGTCCGCAAGTTAAAATCTCAATCAGTATTTGACTATGACAAGCAGAACTGAACTCCTAGATGATTGCGCAGCAATATTGTCCGCAAGAGGGTCTGTTTATGGCAGCAGTCGAAGCAATCACGAACGGATCAGCGAGCTGTGGTCTGCTTACTATGGAAGTTACATATCGCCTATGCAAGTCAGCCTCATGCAGCTGCTTGTCAAAGTGTCAAGGCTCTCAGAAACTCCAAATCACAAAGATAGTGTTAAAGACATCATTGGTTACGCAGTCATATACCAAGAGCTGCACGACCAATACGAAAATGATTTTGGAGTAAATGATGGCATTTAATTTAGCCGATTATGAGGATGTGGCTACTCTAAACAAATGGTTCATATCTAACTTTCCATCGGGCAGGTCTGACATCTCAGTTATAAGTCATGATGCAGTCAATGGATATATCTTGATACAAGCAACTTTGTGGCGAGATAGCAAAGACACATCACCGGCAGTTAGCAATGTTGCATTTGGCGCACGCGAGAGTTATATCCAAAATATGAAAAAGTTTTATGTTGAGGATACAGCTACAAGCGCATTGGGTAGAGCAATTATCTTGCTAAAAGGATCAGACAAAACAGCAACAAAAGACGACATGAAAAAGGTGAATGATGAACCAATTAAAAACATATATGGCAAAAGTGGCAATTCGCAGATTATTGAAATGGCACTCAGAAAGTCATTTGCAGATGATGCTAGAGCAGGAGGAGATCAAGAGAAGCCACAAAGCGTTGAGCCTACAACTTGGTCAGTCGGTGATGTCGCAGCAGCGTTATCAAGCAAACCTAAACAACAAGAATGCTCACATGGCGTAATGATACTTAAAGAGGGAACTGCTAAAACTGGTAAGCCTTATTATGGCTATGTTTGCAGCGCACCAAAAGGTGAGCAATGCAATGCTAAGTGGGCAGTAACAGCTGCTAATGGCAGTTGGTTCTTTAGAGAGGAGGAATAAATGGGCGAAATGATAATGATTGATGGTTCTGGTCTAACTGCTACTTTTACAGATAACGGAGTTAGGGTCGAACCATCAACGATTGTTTGTGATACTTGCAACGATGACAGATTACTTCACGAGGGCGATCTGCTTCGATGCTATTCCTGTCATTCAATCAATCGAATTCCATAGTGCCGAATTACGAATACGCTTG